AGATTTTATTTATTTTATTTTATTTTTGTTACCATAATTTTTGTTACCTTAATGGTAACGATTTTTTTTTTCAAAAATTATTTTGTTACGTAAAATGTTATTAATTTACTTTATGTAATATACGCAAAAATTTGTTATCATATTAGCTCACAAATTATTATCATATTTAATTTTATCGTGATAATAATATTATATAATAACTCCCCACAAATTTGACACCAAGTTGCGTCAGAGTAGTCTTCAATACATTACAAATTTAATTTATAATGTATAACATTTACAATCAAGACGTGTAAAAAATAAAATGTGACGTAAAATTGTGGTAAAGTGCCAAAATTATAAAACTCTATTTAGGAAACGCAAAATGGAACATTTTGCTAATTATAAGCTTCGCTTATAATGTTTCCTAAATAGAACTACATAACTCGTCATACATTTTTTCTTCTTCACTTTTTTCTTCATTTATCTTGCTTAGTTTATTTTTATATTCATCTGTTTCAGTGTATTCTTTATATCCTCGCACCTCTGTACGTTTACTTATTATCTTATGTTTTACTAAACAAGAAATTATTTTATATACCGGAATGTTAAATATTTTAGATAATACTAACACTGGTTTTTCACTATCATTATATTCATTGATTATTTTACTTTCATCTTCTAGCACATATTCTTCTTTCTTAATTCTTTTTTTCTTTTTCTTCTCATTAACATTTGGAATATTTAATTCTACTTCCAATTTTTCTTCTTCTTTTGTATTTTTAATTTCTTGGCAAACTAACAAATCTTTAAAATTAAAACCTATAAAATCTACTGATCCTTTTTTACTTTTTTCAACATAATTATTTACATCAATAAAATTTTTTATATGGGTTTTAAAATCATCTACCAACATTTTATTTTCATCTATGTACAATTTATTTTCCTTTTTAAATCTTGTCCAAATATCTGTTGATGTAAGTTTATTTTCTTTATTATCATCAAAAATTATATTCTCGTTCCACCATGTTTTTATTTTCAAACTCTTTTCAAACTCATTCTTTGATAATTCATTTGTAAACATATTTATAGAATCAATTATATCATTCTCTATATCTTTTGCTGTCTGAGACATACTAAAAATATTTCTTTTCATTTCACTTATTCTTTTATATGCTGTCTTTATTTTTTGTAAAACATTATAATCTCTTTCTTTCATTTTTATTAATTCACTATTATCAACCTGTTTTGCTTTGCTCAAAATTGTATGTATTTCATTTGTCATATTCCATACATTCCTTAAAATATCTGTTGGATTCTTATTTAAATTTAATTTATTCACAATTATTATACATTTTAAACCTACATCTGTTACTATCCATTTGTACATGATCGGAAATCTATTCCAATCACTTACATTTGATTCATATGAAATTAACCATCCAAAATCCATTGTGTCATTTATAGCTAAATCATGTTCTATTTTATCTAATTCTTTTTTTTGAACAGTACCTGTATAATTTTTGAGATCAACTAACACATTAAAATTTTCAAAAAATAAATGAAAATCACCTTTATGCCCTTGATGTGATTTTTTTTCTATTTTATACCCAACGAAATCTTTGAATGTATCACACAATAACATAAAATTTTCCTCTCCCTCATCTCCCAATTTTTTACTTGATTTTGTATCTGTTTGTTTTAAAAAATTTTCATAATTTTCTGTAATTCTCAATACTTGTTTATTTTTATCTTCCAATAAAACTTTATATTTATCTTTTTCCTTATCTACTTCTTGTTGGATTAACAATTTACTATTATTTGTGTGCTCTGTTAGTTGTTTATTTAATTCACTTATTTGTTTTTCTAAACTATTAATTTGTGACTCATAAATTTTATTTGATTGCTCAATTGACTTAGTAGCTAATTGTTTTTCAACTAACAAATCTAATTCTAGTTTTTGAATTTCTGATTTTGATTCTTCTCTAATCTTATTATAAATCTCTTTTTGACTTAAACCCGCCACCAAATTACGAGCCTCTTTGATCATTTCACCTCCTGTTTTCAATATTAACGCATTCTCTTCAGCATTTAATGTATTCAATATTTGCGGAACCTCCCATTCTAATGGAACTGCTATTTGTATTAACTTTGTAATCATATTATAAAACATTATACTTTTTTGTCTTTATAATGTTTTACTAACTAACAAAATTTATATTAAGTTAAAGCAATATAAAAGTAATCCCATATATTAGATTATAATGGATAAAGATATTGTTGACCAATGTCTTAAAACTATTTCTGAAGAAGAACTTATAAACAAATTTTCTAATATAGATACAATTGAACTTATAAAAATTTTATCAATTAGAATTAATTCTAATTTATTTGTTCCATGTACTGAATGTTTGAATGAAAATGATGAATTTCCATATTTTGGTCTTGAATTAAATTTTAAAATGGTATGTGATTTACCTTTATGTAAAAAGCACAGAAAACAATATAATTGTCAAAATAATCATTAAATATATATATAATAATTAATATCAAATATTAATTATTATTTTTCCCGAATTTAGCTTTTTAACTTTTATCCTTTTGAATTACTGTTTCCTTAGCTACATTGCTTATTATCTTATTTATATTTTTATCTGATTCCTCCTTTGTTAGTCCATTCATTGAGTTACTAACAATTTTTAAATACAAATTATTCTTCTTTGAATCAGAATCTGTACAATCTGGATTTATTTCTTTCCAATCTTTTATCTTTTTTATATTCTCATTTGCTATCACTTTTATTGCCTTGGTTAAAATCGGTTTATCTGATGTCTCTTTGATCCATTCATCTGAATCTTTTATATATAATACTTCTCTTTTATAATCACTACAATGAATTGGTCTATAACATTGTTCCATATTGTTAAGATTTTTTATAATTATATTGGATATCCCCTCTATATACCCACGTCTTCCAGTATTTTCCAAATCTTCTAGATTAAACTTGATTGAACTAACAAAATCTGTAATATTCATCGCATCTTTACAAGTTTCATTCAAGAAAAAATTCAAATTAAAAGCATTGTTAGTTGTATTGAAGGAATTTGTATTAGTATTATGACTATTAGTAATTGACTTTTCACTTGATATTTCTATTAATTTATTTTGAAGGTCACCATTTTGTTTTATTAGATGAAAAACTAAGGCATCTTTGTCTTTTATATTGATTCCATCAATTATCATTTCATTAGAACACTTCTTTTTATGTCTCCATAATCCAGCCCGGTCATTGAAAACTTTTTCACAATTTTGACACTCATATATTTTTGGGCTAGTTTGTGGCCAATTCGTTGTCAAAACGTTGTCTTTGTGTTTTTTGGTGTTACTATGTCTTTGAAAATCTTTTTTATATGAGCATTTGAAGTCACACTTTTCACACACAAATTTTACTGGTTTTTTTGGGCTAAAATCGTTGTCATTTGTTGCCATATTTTAACAACAGAAAAAATCTCTAAACCTTTTTCGCAAAAAATGAAAAAATTTATCGTAACAAATTTTTTCACGAAAAAACGAAATTTAGAGCATTTTCGTCACAAGTCACTTTTCATGAACTCGAATTCAAGATCCCAAAAGGGTTTTGAATTTTGGACATTTATTTTTGTCCATTTTTCAAAACCAAATCACTTTTATGAATCGAAGTTGTTCAACAATATATATTATCTATTTTTTAACTTAAAGAGTCTTTAAGTATATTTAAATAATATATATTAACACATTTTAACTTAAAGAACTATTTGATGAAGTGGTGTTTCATATATCTTTGTAGATTGAAGTAAGTTAGTTCGTCTTCCTCTTTTAATCTAAGAAGCTTTTTAAGCTGTTCGTCTGGATTGATTTTACGACCGTTCTCACTATCTTTAAGACCATTATCATTAATATATGTATTCATTATTTTACTTACTTCATAACGACACATTTCAGTTCCAAGAGGTTTACCTAAAAACAAAGCAAGTTCATCACTGATAAGAGTTGGTTTTACAAAACCACTAGGTTTCCATTCAGGAGGTGGTGTATAACCATCAAGATCTCCACATGCTCTAATATATTCGTGTTCATCATCAGTTAAAAATTCTGGTCTATAGTTATAGAGAAAAATGTTATCAAAATACATTTTTTCTTCAAATGGTATGCTATTATCCTTACAATATTTTAACAAATCATCCTTACTATTTAACATATATTTATCTTTACGTAAATTAAATAAAAAGAAACCATTTACAATTAAATCTACAATGTGTTCAGCTTGTGGCATACCGAATATATACATAGCCTGATATTGAACAAATTCACGAATAGCGTTTCTTGTTGACATCTCTTTTTCAACAATAATAGGTGTTGAATGTTCAACGTCATCAATAGCATAGGTTGTAGATTTGACTTTCATTATATCTAATACTATATAATACACAGTGTTTAAATTAGTTTCATATATAACTTTTGGTATCATATAATGTAACAAAATTTTTATAAAAAACAATTCACTTTTCAATAATCACTTCTTTCGCAACATTACTGATAATTTTATTAATGTTTTTACTACTTTCTTCTTCTGTTGTTCCATTCATTGAATTACTAACAATCTTCAAAAATAAATTATTCTTCTTTGAATCAGGATCTGTACAATCTGGATTCTTTTCTTTCCAATCTTTTATTTTTTTTATGTTTTCATTAGCTATAACTTTAATTGCCTTTGTTAAAATTGGTTTTTCTTCTGTTTCTTTTACCCATTCATCAGAATCTTTTATATAAAGAACTTCTCTTTTTAAATCACTACAATGAATTGGTCTCTCATTTTTTTCCAAATTTGTTAAATTCTTAAAAATTATATTAGAAACTCCTTCAATGTATCCATTTCTTCCAGTAAACTCCAAATCTTCTAATGACGTTTTGATTGAACTAACAAAATCAGTGATATTCATAGCATTTTTACATGTTTCATTTAAGAAAAATTGTAGATTGAATGTTTTATTGTGAGAATTGTTATTAATGTTATTATTTGTAATTGATTTTTCTTTGGACATTTCAATTAAAGATTTCTGTAATTCACCATTCTGTTTTAACAAATGAATTAACAAAGCATCTTTATCTTTTATATTGATTCCATCAATTATAATATCTTCTTCTTCTTTTAAACATTTCTTTTTATGAGCACAAAGTGTAGACATATGTTTATAATCTTTTCCACATGAACATTGATAGGTTTTGAAGTGATTTGATGACATCAATTTAGGATTATTTAGGGAATTATGTTTATCGGTTAAAATATGTCTATTCCAATCACCTTTTTTACAGCATTTAAAGTCACAGGTTGAACAAACAAATTTGGGATGTTTTTCGGATGTAAAAAAATTAGGATTCATTAGTATAAATTGCTAAAAGAAAAAAATGTCCAATTTTTAACAAAAAATTTATCGTAACAACTTTTTTCACGAAAAAACGAAAATTAGAGCATTTTCGTCACAAGTCATTTTTCATGAACTCGAATTCAAGAATCCAAAGGGGTTTCAAAAAATGGACAAAAATAAATGTCCAATTTTCAAAACCGAATCACTTTTATGAATCGAAGTTGTTCAACAATATATATTATTCAAAAAAGAACTTAAAGAGTCTTTAAGTACCTTTAAATAATATAAATATATAATTTACATAAATATTAAAAATATATATATATATAAATAATGTTAAATTGTAATAATGATTTAATAGTATGTTTAAATAACCCAATTAAAAAACAACCTGATCCACAAGTTAACAAAATATATGAAAAAATATTCAATAATATAATTAAAAAAATAAAAAACAATAATGAAATATCAAAAGAAGATTATGATTTTATAGAATCATCATCAAGTCAACAGAAAATGATTATAATACGTGAATTTGATAATAAACAAAAAGAAAATAAACAAATATTAGAAACAATAAAATATACAGGATTGAGATAGCACTTTATACAATACAAATAAAATTTTTAGAAAATGCTATTTCTTCTTATAGAAAAAAAAATTGATTTTAATTATTTTTAATTGTTTAAAAGTAATTAAAAATAATATTAACAAAATGACAACTAACTTTAACACCGTTCTTCCTAAGGATATTATGGTTTTTGTAACCGATAATTCCAAAGCAGATAATGATTCTTTCAACAAGATTAGAGAATTCATCATCGCTAACATCTTTGTTACACCAGAAAATTACTTTTTAGACCCAGAATTCGGACACTTATGGGTATCCATCAAGTCCAAACTTCAAACAACACTTAATTCTTTATCTACATTACCTTATGATTCAATATCTATTCAACAAAAGGGAGGAATGACATTCAATTATGATTTCGCTGTTGAATTCAAAGATATCAATAATCAAACTGTTCAAGCTTTCAAAGTTGAATTCAAAAACAATAACTCCAACGTCAAAGATCTTGCCCAATTCCTTGAACTTTATGACAAAGACTGTAAAAACAAATTTCAACTTTTTGATTATTCCTATTCTGAATTCTATTATGATAACTTCCTTGATGCTTACTTAGCTATTGATGGAGCTGCTATTTTGAAACCAGATAAGGAAACATACTTGAAACACGTTTACGATATTAAATATAAACACCCATTCTTTAAACACCTATACGAAAACAAAAATAACAATAAAAAAATTAAAGATACACTCGTTGAACTTTCACGTACTCAATTCCTTAACACTTTCGCATCACAATTTAAATTTGAAAAAATCACAGAAAAAATTAGAGACTCACAAACTAACAAAATCTTCCTTCTATGGGACAAAAATGACTTCCATCTTCAAACACTTGATGTCGCTAATATTAATATTGGCGGCATCAAACCGAATACCATAAAAAAATCTTGCATTGATATTCAAGTAGAGAATTTTATGTATAACATCCGCATTCGTCTTAACTGGGGAAACAATAACGGTGTTGCCAACCCTAGATGGAAGTTCACTTTCATAGATAAATAGGCAATATAGTTTCCAATTCAGTCTTTGACAATCCATTATTCCCAAAAAACAACTGGATAAATTCCTTTGTTTTTTCCTGTTCAAAACTTTTAATTATCTTTTTATAAAGATCAATTAGCTCTTTTTTTTCCATACTATTTACGCTATAAATCATATTCAAATGATTCTCCACTAAATATGGATCTAATTTATCTATTAAAGCATATTTAAAATTATAGCCAGCATTACCGTTTCCGCGATTTACTACGATTATTGGATCTGTTGATCCCTCTAAATTAATATATTGACCTTTATCTTTATTTTTAAAAGTTGTCAAAAGTATTTTATTATCATTTGTTACGTTAGTATTATATAATAGAATTGTATTTGTTTTATCATTATTTAATAATGCTTTTTTTTCATTCCAAACAATTGTGCCTGTTTTAACAGATAATCCCAATTTTTGAATTGTGGTTGAATTTTCTAAATATGTTTTTAGTCTTACAGCATCTGTTGTAAATACAAAGTTACCTCCTTTTGGTATTCGTAAAGAATAATCACAATCATCCAATTCTAATAATCTATCAACTTTTTTTCCATCTTCATTAATATCATCATTATCATCATAATTTTTCATTTTTTTTAATACTAATCCAAATGTTGATTGCTCTGTATCCAAGAAGTCATTATTATTTTTGTAATCTTTAATGTGTAAAATTTTACATGTTTCTCTAATATAATTTCTAATACTAGCATAATATATAGAATTAAAGAAGCTTTTTGGTACAATAAATGCCAATATGCCGTTTATTTTTAATTTAGATAATGAATGAAGAATAAATAATCCAAACATATTTGGTCTTCCAGATATGTGATTTTTATATTGTTTTGGCACGGATTCGCGTTTACAAACAAAATAAGGTGGATTTCCAATAATAAGATCATATAAATTATCATCGTTTACTTTGATAAAGTCACATTTTGTCAATATTGTCTTATTTTTGAATTGTAAATTGGATATAGATTGGAATATATCTTGATTTAATTCATAACAAGTAAATGAAGCATTATCTAAAAGTTCATCAAGTTCTTGAACAATTTCACATGTTCCACAAGAAGGTTCTAAAATTGAAAGATTGTTTTTATTATGAATAAATGATAAAGCTGTTAAAACAAGTTGTTTTGAAATGGATTTTGGAGTGAAGAATATGCCTTGTGCTTTTTTTACTTCCTTGGGTATATTTTTGGTAAGTTGAAGTGACAATTGATTAAATTGTTCTATGCTCATTACAATATAATTTGATATTGTATTTATATCAATTAATTTAATCAATTTTTTATTATTTATTTATCAATAGTAATTTCTTTTACACCTTTTCTCATTTCAAACGCCGAATTTTTCTAAAAATAAATTTAATGACATTGGATACCAATTAAAATAAATTTCTTCGCCAAATGTACTACTACATTCAGTATAATATTGAAAATGTATTTCAACTTTGTTATCCAACTTGGTATAGAATAAATATGCTTTTTTCTTTTCGTCATCACTCATTATTTCATTATATGTTTTTTCAAATAATATATTAGCAAAATCGTCATCATTAAAATTATACATTTTTATTCCAAAAATATTACCATTATCATAAATTCCCATTATATAATACATTATAAATTTATTATTATAATCTAACGAAAAAAATGGACAAAAATAAATGTCCAATTTTCAAAACCGAATCAGAGTCTTTAAGTTGTTCAACAATATATATTATTCAAAAGAACTTAAAGGATTTTAAGTACTTTTTAATATATATTAAATCAACTTAAAGACTCTGATTTAAATAATCCAATGAACTATATTTATTTGATTCTTTTTTTCAATATTTTACCAGCTTTTTCATACTTTATAAAACCAAATTTATGTATTGATTGTAAATTTTTTACCAAAGAATTTTTAAAAGATAATAAATACGGTAAATGTTTAGTTTTTCCTATTGAAAAAGTGTCAACAGATTATCTAGTAGATGGTTCCAAAGACTCTGAAACTACCGAATATTTTTACTGTTCTACAGCTAGATCTTCTGAACGCATGTGTGGGGAAGACGGGAAACATTTTGAAAAAAAATAAAAATAAAAATAAAAATAAAAATTGAAATTAAGAAATTATAAAATTTATTTTTTATAAATATTATAATTTATATTAAATGGGTTTATTTTATTCATCTCCTAATCAAGATGATAACGCATGGGAAAATGCTAAAAAAAAGGCTGATAGCATTTACAATTTTAGGATCAAAAATTATAATTATTTACACCATGGACCCAAAAATATTTATATGATTAAAATTGAAGCTGAATACGAATTGGAATGTATTCCTGAACGATTTCGCTCTAATACTTTTTAATAATTCATCATTCCAGTTTTTACACCCATTGATATTACTAATAAAACTGAAAGAAATGGCAAAAATAATAGAAACCATGAAATTCCTTTATAACCCTTTTTACATAAATAATTTAAAAACCAAGTCCAAATCATAACAAATAAGAGAGATACTAAACCTGAAATGAAACCAGTTCGTTTTATTGCCATTATAATACCAATAATTGCGATAACGAAATATATAAATGCTGGACTACACAAATTCATTAAATATGACATTATATATTAATTTAATATTTTTTTATTTTTTTTCTTTAATTTTTTTGGAACAAATTTAGATTTAGATTCATCTTTTATTTCATTAAATACTTTTTCTTCATCAATAATTTTTATTTTATCTTGTTCTTCATTTAATACTGGTTCTAAATGTATATCATTTTCTACAAAAATAATATTACTTTTAGGAGAAGAATTTATACCTAAACTTTCTATTTCTTGAGGTATTAATTCTTCTTCTCTTCTTTCCAATTGTTTCTCTAATAAAATTTTCTGTCTATACGCATTTATTTCTTGTTGCCTTTTAATTTTTTTTTGAAACTCTTGATATGCTAAATGTTCTTGTATTTGAGTATTTTTTAAACTCATTTGATTCATATTTTGAATAGCCTGATAATCATTTAAACGTCTCCACATACCTCTTCCAAAATTCTGCATAATATAATAATTTATACAAATATTTAAATTATACTTAATTTACGTTTTTTTAATGCTTTCTTTTTGTTAGTTTATTTTTTTTACTTCTTTGTCTTCTTGTTTTTTTTAATTTTTTTCCTCCCTCTATATCCATTCCTGATGAAGTAACAGTACTTTGAGAATCGATATTTAAAGTCTTTCCTAGTCCTTGTCTTGTTGTGTCAACAGGTAATTTTGTATTAGGTGGTGGACTATTCGGAGTATTTGATTGGGGAAAGGGGGTTCCAATTTTTTCTTCCGATTCATTAAAATTAATTTTTTCTTTAATTGGTGGTTCTTTTTTATATACATTATCCGGAAGAATTCCCCCATAACCTGTGGAATTTGATTTACCCTTGGCTAAATCAGATAATTCCCCAGGGGAAAGAAATTGTTCACCTTTTCCCTTTTCCAAAAAGGGTTCAGCTATAGATGATTTTGAAGTTTTGCCTTCAGAGGAATCAGGAATTTTTGTATTAAAAAAATATGCTAATACATTATCTATTTTTTCTACCGGTGTTCCATTAATAGCATCAATTTCATTAACAATTTCTGGTTTGCCAAAAATTTGTAATTTATTTGGGGTATTATTTTTAGCATATGAAATACCAGTTGCGAACATTGATAAAATATGTTGTTTATCTTGGACAGTAGTATTAAGGTCAACTAAATTTTTTATTATTAATGCTATACAATTGTTAAAAACATTATTGAAAAACTCTACATTTGCTTTATTATCTGAGCTATTTAAAATTTTATTTATTTCTCTTAATCCATAAGGAATTTGAAGTTTTTCTTTTGTAAAGGTATTTGTAATATATACTTTACACCCCTTTATAAAATTTTGTAAATCTTTTTTATCCAATTTTACCTTTAATTCTTTATCATTATTAAATTCTTCAACCTTTACCTTGAAATTTAATAATTCAGCCCATAATTTACTAAATTTATCACTATAAATATTATTTTTATTGTCTAGAGTATTTAAAACCTCGTTTAACTTTTGTTTATCATTTCTATAAAAGGTTAATAACGCGTTTAAAACACCTTCTAGAGGAGTAAATGTAGAAGGAATTAATGATGTTTTATATCTTTCTTCTAATTGGAGGGCTGTTAGAGGTGATGTGGTTACAAATTTAACTTGAATTTTTGTAGTTTCATTTTTTTTTGATTTTCCATTCGTATACGTATAATTAATTACCGTTTCACTAATATATGGAATAAATTTACCATCAGCGGCATTTACAACATATTTAGGATAAATTCCATAGGAGGCAGCCCCATCAAATAATGCGTTAACCCCTATTAACTCAAAACCTGTGCCATTTTCTTTAATTTGTTCTGAAACTATATACTGTAATTGATTTGGTTTTATAGGATTTTTTAATTCTTCAGATTCTATAGCTTCTTCTTTTACTACTACTTCTGAAGAAGCTACAGTAGAATATGGTTGTAATCCAGCTGTAAAATCAACTGCTAAAATTAATGGTTTTAAACTAAATAAACTATCAAAAAAATGCCAATATTGAGGATTACAAATTGAAATTTCACCGGTCAAATAATTTGTATCAGGATTGAAATTTATTTTAAAATTATCTCCAATTTGGTCAATAGTTACACATTTGCTTTGTTCTAAACATTTTTTAATTGCTTCATTTTCATCTTTTTTTGATTCTGAATCCAGAATAAAATCTTTATACATTTTATCATTTTTATTTCCTCTATAATTAGAGGCCGAAATATTCATAAATTTTTCTCCCAATTTTTGAATACAATCCAATCCGGCAAAATCATGACCATAAGTTCCATCAATTGTAGCTGCCAAAATTTCACCAAATGATATATTATTTTTAAAATTATTATTATTTGTTTTACTTTGGCTTTGGGGATATAATAATCTAAATACATCCGTGGCAACATAATAAGTCCATTTTTGACAAATAAAGGGTTTATATTTTTGATTAAAAATTTCATTTGATATTTTATTTAATAGATCTAAATTATTACCTTGTTTACTATGAGTTTTTGAAATTAAAACTTTATAAATTTCATAAATAAAATTGGATAAATTTTTGAAAGCATCCTCCTTATAGATAGTTATATTATTTATCTCTCTTTTTTTAAAAAATAATCTATTAAATTCAGCTTCAATGGTAAATTGTATTTTTGATTCATATTCATTTTTGTAATATGCTAATTTTGCCATCATATATTTTAAATCTAAACTATCTTTCGATTTATCATCAAAAATGCTACCAAAAAGATATTTATAAAATTTAGAATTAAATTTCGTATTAAATATTTGTAAACAAACCATTAAGGCTGCTATTTCACCTTTTAAAACTAAAATATTTTGAGTTGTTTTATGTCCAACTGATGATTTTCGCGTACATAATGTAAGAGATAAAAAAGGCACACTCCTAATTAATATTGAAGAAACTCCAGCACATATTTTATCTGAACTAACAAAAACAGATTTTATATCTTTATTTATAATATCATAAATGGTTTTAGTTTTTTCTGATGATTTTTCAACCGGAGAATCTTTAATATAGTTTAGTAATTGCCCCATTTGAGAAATATCTGATATACTTTTTACCATAATAATAGACCATAAAGATGCGATAATAGAAGCTTCAGTTGGTGAATCTTTAACATTTTTTGGCAAAATTTCGTCCAAAATAAAATCAACCAGGGCACATAACGCAATCTTTTTGTTTGAATTGGAAACCCACCAACCTCTAGATTCTTTACCAGATTTTTTTTCTTCTTCCTCTACTTCTTCATTTTTTACATTTAATAATGTATTCTTAGCATCTAAAAAATCTTTTTGTGAAACACTTTTTTTTGGTAAAAATTCATTATAAAATGTTCCTTCTAAATTAAATTCTTTTAATAAATTTTCACAAGCATTTACTAAATATAATAATCTCTTTCCTGGAGTGCCATCTTTTTTTGGACATTTAATTGAATAAGATAGCAATGCTTCTACCTCGTTTCTTTGGTCATTTTCCGGTAAATTTTTATTAATTACATAAATAGAACGATATGCGTCTGATTCTTTTAATAAATTAACTCTTGGACTTGGCACGGGTGATTTTGTGTCAGGATAATCAAGATTAATTCTATCTGAAATGTCTCTTGTACCCAATTCACTCAGAAGAGTGGATTGGGTAGATGCTTCTTTTACTTGACTCTTTACTTTCCTTGGATTCTTTACTTTCCTGTTACCTCTTCCTGGCATACCCCCTTTCTTTTTTTTAGACCCACCAAATTTATTAAATTTATTTAGTCTTATAGTATTATTCATTATATAATAATACTATAAAATTTTACTACTTTAAAACATTTGCTAAATTATATATACAAAAACATATGTCATTTTATGTTTATTTATTATTATCTTCAGATAATTGTACCTATGTAGGGGCCACAGTTGACTTAGATAAACGTCTAAGACAACACAATAAAGAAATTAAAGGAGGAGCTATAGCCACAAGTAATAAAGTGTTAAAAGGCGAAACATGGATTAGAGTCGCACATATAAAAGGATTTCCAGATTGGCAAGCAGCGCTTCAATTTGAATGGCGCTGGAAACAATTATCTAGGAAAATTCAATCAACGGTTAAAGAGCCTTTAGAACGACGCGTTAAAGCTCTAAAATTTTTATTAGATTTGGAAAGGCCAACATCAAAAGCCAAAGCGTATAGGGAATGGCCAACCCCTCCTGAAGTAGTAATTGAAGATGAAGAATTTCAGAAAATTTATGAACAACTTTGACCAGGGTCATCATCGCCACAACCTACACCTGAACTATTGGTGGGATCTTTAGCACTATAAATTCTACTTAAAGGTCTACCAATAGCATATTCAAAAACTTTTTCGTATAAACAGTAATTTTCATGTAAATTACAAGCAATACCAGCAACACTTGCTGATACTTTTTTTTTCTCTTCGCTAGTCCAAACACTATTTTTCTTATCAATTTGATCAAGTTCCCATAAAATGCGATCAGCGACTCTCTTGGTATAAGAGACTCTATCAACAGGACAAATTGGATCTCCTATTTTCCATCCTTGAGTATTTTGTAGAGAACCAGGAATTGATCCAGGAGTACCAGCTGCAGGATTAGGAGCAGTAGCAGGATCCCCACACGGACCATTAGCGTTACAAGTATCATTATTGGAAGCATTAGCGGATACTCCTTGACCATCTTGAAAGCAACGAGACATAGAACTATTGCCCATTATAAATTATATAAATATTTTTTTTTCTAAATATTTTTATACAATTTGTATAAATTCTATAAAAAATTTGTAAACTAATATATAATGTTTGTATTAAATCATAAAAAGGATCATTCTAAAAATAATATTTTAGCAAAAAAAGTCGCAATCTTAAAAAATTTACAACATATAAAACAAATAAAAAATGAAAATGGAATTAAAACACATAATCAATTATTAACGCATGAAAATAATAATCAATCTTTTAACAATATTGAAAGTAAAAGTATTGATAGTAAATTAAGCGAAGATAATATTGAAGATATAACTAACCACGAGCTAGAAAATCGTATCATTTTACATAACAGTTTATACAACAATATTATTCCAAATAATAATTATAAATATATAAATTACTATGTTAATAATGATATTAAAAATTATATAAAAAATGATATTAATTTTTATATTAACAATAATATAAATTTGAAAAAAATTAAATACATGAATGATACCTTAGAAGACGAAGAACCTCTTCAAGAACTATTATTAGAACCACTTCAAGAACCATTATTAGAACCATCTCAAGAACCACTTCTAGATTTACCTCAAGAATCATTACAAGAACCAATGAATTATCAAGAACAAATGAATAATATTCAAATGCTAATAAATAGAATTATAAATAATTCTGAATTAAATGACCCTTATATTTTTAAAAAATTCATATTAGATGATATAAATAATACAAATTCTGCTATACCAGAAGATTCAAATAATATAAATTCTGTTATATTAGAAAAACCCAAAAAAAAAGTTATAAATTTAAACAAAATTGATAAGATAATTAATGATGAAAATAATTTAAACATTGTTACAAAAGATAATATTCAAAATAAATTCAATCAAATAGTAAAAAAGATCAATAATAAGTTACAAAGTGAAATTAGTAAAGATATGTTTACATACGGTGAAATTTTAACAAATAAAGATTCCAAAGATAATATATTTAATATGATATGTTTATCTATTTTAAATAAAATAGAAAAAATAGTAAATTAAATTGTGATTATTTATTTTATTCAAAATACATTTTTAATCTATAAAATAATTTCTTAAAATATAATCCAATATACATCTGAAATACATCATTATCAACAACTTCATCAAGCTTAAATGTTAGCAATACATTAGTTGGTTGATTTTGTTTAAAATTAATTTGAAAAGATGGTATATATAAATTATCTTCAGTTGAAACCAAATTGCTATCAAAAGGAAAACTAGAAATTATACATTCATCATTATCAAATTTATATACAAATTTTAAATGAATATTAACATTTTTAATTTGCTTAAATTCACTTTTTAAATTTTTAATTTTAATAGTCACGTTATTTACATTGTTAATAGTATTTTCTGAGTCTTCCGTAATGCTTTCAATAATATCTTTGTTTAATTCATATAATAATTCAAACAATTGTTTACAATTTAATAATTCTAGTACAGATACATCATTAACAGGATTTTCGTTTATATCAAAAGATAAAGAATATTCATTATTGTCGTTTTTTTTCAATAATAAGTTTTTCTCATCACAAACTATATACCAATCATCACTCATATAATAAAATAACTAAAATATTTTGTAAATTTAAACATAATATTTTATAATTTATAATGATAAATCCGAGCCTTCCAAATATTCCTTAAATATTTCTTTAAGTGATTTTTTTTCTGCTATTTTTTCAATTAATGATAACGCGGATAAACATGATAAAATGGTTTGACACCCTTCGGGTTTTATTTTTATATCTAATTTCTCTATTATTTTAATTATTTCTAATATTTCTTTTGACCCAAAATGTTCAAATGAAGCAAAAATTAAATCAGAATTCTTATAAATATCATTTTTAATATCATTATTTATATTTTTTATATCGTCTACTAAAAGTTTTAGTAAACTATTTATAATCAAAACTTTGTTTGAATTTTTTAAACCTAAAAGAATAGAAAATATAGATTTGCTAAATAATTTAGAATTTTTAATTACTAATCCAAAATCTATTATACCTATCTTATTATCAGGTAATAAAATTATATTACCTGGATGTAAATCCGCATGATGAATGTCTTTAATTAATAATGATTCAAAAATAAATGATCTAATCACTGAAAAATACGATTGTATTTCATTTTGCGGAATATTGTTCATTAATTCTCCTTCCAAAAAATCCATTATAATTAATTCATTTGAAATATGGGTAAAATTTGGATATACATTCGGAATAATTATATGTGTACTATTAGAAAATTGTTCTTTAAATAATTGTAAATTATTTATTTCATTTTCAAAATCACATTGTTCTAATAATAGCTTTTTATTATTTTGAATTATTTCTATAGTATTTATATTTGATTTGTGAGAAAAAGATATTAAAAATTTTATAATACGAAATAATCCTAATACATTTTCTATTCCATTTTTTATTTTAAATTCAATATTTTTTCTTAATATTTTAATAGCAACTGGTTTGTCATTTAATTTACCTTTAAATACCAAAGCGACAACCCCGCTTTTTATTGGAATTAAACTATCAAATGAAAAATTTATATTTTCCTCATTTACATAATTTGAAATTTTATTGAATAGTTCATAATCTATATCATTTTCTGTAAATGGAACATTGTCATAAAATTTTTTAAAATAACACATTAATTCCTCGTCTAAATCGTAAATATCTTGAATACCCCATTGAAAACATTTTAAATAAAATATATTTGTTCTACTCAAATCATTACATATGTTTTTTATCATCTTATTATAATTAATAATGTTTATTCTAAACTTTATATATTGAAAAAATATACGTATAAATAGTCCTATATTTTCTATTAAATTGTAAATCATAATATTTAATATTAATATTTTAATTATTATTATTTTACTTATTAGTTTAATTTTTTTTATTTAAATATTTTTATTTAGTATTAATGAATAGTATTTTATCATCTACTATATACCCCAAATCTGAAAACTATTCTAGTAATTTACCAGATAATTTTGATTGGAAATTGTATGCTAGTATTGTTAAAGACTCATCAATAAATAGCGGTTCAAGTGCTTATAAACATTATAAACACAAATGTACTGTTAATTCACATAATTATCGTTTATATTGGAGAACTTATTACAAAATCCCTAACAATTTTGTTGAAGAAAGTTACAAAAAATATTTAAATTTTAGTAGCGTTAAATTTCAATTTAATAATTTTGAAGATTTGTATAAATTTTATGTTACAAAAGGGGCTCAATTATATCCTTTAAATGATAAATATTCTAGAATTCATTTTGAAATTCCCGATGATTTTGACGCTAAAATATATATAACTGTTTATCCAGAAGCTAAAAAAGAAAATGATAATCAAATATATCATTTCTACCATTATAATAAAGAATCTTTTCCATTAAATGCGTATTATTATCGTCTTAAATATAATATCCCTGAAGATTTTGATATTTCTATTTATAATCAACGTTATAATTTTAGTTATAACGAATCCAATGCTTACCAATTTTTCAAAAATATAGGTAAGGTATCTTACCCTTTGGACTCAAAATACTACGCTATCAAATATAATATTCCTGAAGATTTTGATATTCAGGTGTATAACCAACGTTACAATTTTAATTATAAAGAAGACACTGCTTATCAATTTTATAAAAATATTGGCCAATACTCTTATCCATTGGACTTAGAATACTATAATCTTAAAAATAAAACTGTTTTTAATCGCAAATATAAAAATAATATACCAAATGGTAATCATTTTTTTGATAATCAACATCATAATACCAAAATTATTAATACAGATAACTTTAATGAATCAAATATTACTAATTTAGCTTCCAATAATTTAGATGGTAATGATTGGAATGATATTAATTTGTATGGTAATAATTTGGCTTCCAATAATTTGGCTTCCAATAATTTGACTTCCAATAATTTAGATGGTAATAATTCAGATGATAATATTTTGACTTCCAATAATTTAGATGGTAATAATTTAGATTCTAATTTACATGATAAAAATGTAAGGGCAATTTTAAAAATACCACAAGATTTCAATTATGAAAATTACAATTTACGATATCAACTCAATTTAAATGAAATAGAATCATATAAATATTTTAAAACAAATGGAAAAAAACATTCTTTAGACGAAGCATATTATCGTATTCAATACAATACCCCTTCCGAATTAACATCTAAATATTTAGATTCATATAAAAAGCTATACCCTAATACAATTAAAAATAATGATTCTATTCAAGATGTTTTTAAATATTACCATGAAAGTATTCAAAAACTTAAAAAAGAAGACTTGGACTCAAAAGAATTCAAATATAATACAGAAAAATATTATCATATTTTTGAATTAATTGATCCTGAGGTTATATTTAAAGAAAATGTATTTTTTTACGATTTTATTAACTCTAATATAAAATTAATAGACATTTATAATTTATATTTAGATTATCCTGATTCTGAAATTGGTATTAAATTTATTCAAAATTATGAATATTTAAAAAATTTTGAAAATTATATTTGTAATGAAGAATCTAGACGGTTTTATTTTTGTATAAAAGATTTTATTAATGAATACTTCAATAAACCTAATTTATTAATCAATCAAAAATCCTATTTTTCTACAACTAAAACTATACAAAAGACTAGAACAATTAAAAAACAAAAAATTAAAGAAGAAAACGATAATAATATTGCTAAAATTATTCCTAATTTATCAAGAAGTGTAAATCTTGTAGATAAAATTGAAAATAAGACGAATATTATTAAATTTATTGATATTATGAAAAAATCTTCTAATCCTGTTTATGTTGAATACGATGAAACTGAATATTATATAGAAGATGAAACTACTTTTATGGATATTAAAGTTCCTTTATACACAACATTTTATTATAATATTGAAAATGAAAATAAAGTTTACAGTTATTTAGATCTTTATCGCAAAATTCAACAATCTAATTCTTTTTATAAATTATTTATTCAGAAATCACAAATTATTAATTCTTTTTACAATCTTAATACTTCAAATAATAATGATAAATATTGTGTAGTGGTTTTTTTAAATGATGATTATATTCATAATTATTTATCCATTTTAAATAATTTAAATTATTTAGGAGTTATTTCTAATTTATATTTAATAGTCAATGATAATGTCAAGAATTCTGAAAAATTTATTTATTACACTAATTTAATACAAAACAAAAATATTAAGGTAAACTTAATATCCATTTCCAATAATTTTACTTTTAACGATTATAATAACAGGATTCTTTCAAAAACATTTTGGGAAAAATTTAATTCTGAATTTATAATTTTATTTAGTACATTGACATTTATAAATTCTAACTTTTTGAATAATAATATAAACATTTCTAATAATTTTTATGTTTCTAATCAATTATATAATAATTATAATATGATTAACACTTTGTTTAGCATAAGATCTAAAAAATGTATTTTAAAATTACTTGATGATCAATCTAATGAAAATGAATTGGATTTAGATTATATTCCGGACGATTCATCAGCATATAAATTATTAAATATTAATAAACAATTTGAAAAATATAAATTTATTGATTATATAAATCAAGAAATTCCGATAGTATATTTAGAAAAAATGGAAAAATTGTTTAATTATTTAGATTTAGAATACAATATCATGAATATTCTTTAATTTTTGCGTTAATTATTTTAAAAATTTAGAATATTTTTTTTTCTAAAACGATTATATAAAGATGGCCGGTTCAACAACCAATGTTCTTACATCCGATCCTGCTTTTGCTAGAATGTTAGTAAAAACATTAATTAGTTCTGATTTTGCTGATTCAGGAGATAATACTTTTGCTGAAACACAAGCACTTTTAGCTTTAGTTGGTATTGATATTTTGCTAGAAGTTCACCTTACTAGATTCAAAGATATTGCTAAAACTATAAAATTTGCTGATGTAGCAGCCGTTAATACTGGAGACAATAAAAAGGGTGACACTGCTGGTGTTTTTACTAATGTTGCTGCTGACAACGAAGCTGCCGCAAGAGATGCGTTCAATCTTGCTTATTACGTTGCTGTCGCTAAGAAATGTTTTAAAGATTCCGCAGCCTTAGGTGCCACTGGATTTACAACTCTTTCCGTAGCAAATGATACAATAGCCGCTTATTTAGCTCAACCAGTTAGTCCAGGAGTTGGGCCAAGTTGGTATAAGCTTTTAGTGGCGTTTTCAGTTGGTATTATACCATTTAAGATAAAGGTTACCGATAAAACTGGTGGTAAATATGATATTACTGAGGTTTTAACAAGTGACTCCGATTATGATGCTACCGAATTTTATACAGCTCCCTCAAATCCTATAAAGAGTGATATTACCGCAGCTAAAGCCGTTAAAAAAAATATTGGTTCTTCTTTAATGAAACCAGGCGATATTCCTCTTGGAATATTTAAAGCCGCTGCCGGCGTTTTATTAGCTACTGGAATTGATACTTCCTCAGGAACCGCAGATTTATCATCAATTAATACAGCACAAAAAGTACTTAATATTGTTGGTTTAATTACTGCGACCCCCTCAGGTGATTTACTTTTTGAGTTGAATTCTCTCACTACTGGCTCAGGAATTGTAAAAACAGCAACAGGCGATGCTTCCGATTCTGACTCAAGACTAGCTGAGGGTATTCGTGCTTTAAATAATAATGGTTCTTATGCTTATGCTAATAGCTCTCCTCTAGTTACAAGACCTGTTGATTTTATCACCGCCCCTGTATACCAATATAGTGGTAAAGTTACCAAAGTTGTTCGTTGGTTAAAAATTGTTAAAAAAGACAATTCGGCATTAGCAGAAATTTTAATTGGCGCTGATAGTAATTCTTCTGAAATAAAAACAGACCTTCAATCAACTAATTCTGCAGATATAAAAGGTTTATATTATACAAATGATAATTTAACTACAGCAGATGCAACCAAAGATAAGTCATATGGTACCGTATATAAAGCAGCAGTTGAGGCTACATCAACTGGCACTGTTAATATCACCGCCTTTACCAGAGCTGAGGAATTAGCTAACTATATTACTAGTAATGGTACCGCAGCTAATGTTACTGCTGCTGCAGCAGCAACTACTAGTAATACAACTGGTATCAATGCTGCTGAAGGAAGTTTTAATACTTTAATATCTGCTTTTGCTAGTGCTCCTATTCCAACTGTAAGTATTGATCTAATTTTTGAAGCACTTATGTTGGTTGCCGCAAGAAATAATAAGACGAGAGGAGTATATGAAGATATTTATAAAATTATTTCAACTTGGTTCGCAGCAACTCCGGTTTCACAAAAACCTACTACTTCTCCTCCTACAAGTGTGAGTAGTTTTTGGAATTTACCAGGTCCAAATGAATACACTGAAGAACATGCCAGGCGTCTTGTTGTTAATTATATTCTTACAAATTACAATATTAGACTATTAGCTGATCCTCGCAACAAGTCTTATTTTGATCTTTTATTTAAGATTGGCACAAACTCTGGTGTTAATGTAAATACTTTACAAGCAACACAAATCTTTAGTTATAACCCAAATTTTATTGGTGGTAATGCCCCAGTGTCAAAAGTAGGAATCCCAGAAGAAATTTTTGCTATTTTGAATAAAAGAGAAGATTTGACAACCTTTACAAAATTGAGATTTTGGATTGAATTAAAATACACTACTGTAAATACAACTGATGATATAATGGATTTAATAGCTGCATTTGGAAAACCTATTGTCTATGATCTTCCAGAAATGCCTCTAAGTAAAAATGGTGGTGATTTAATTACTCCATCCAATACTAATAATTCAATATTAGGCAACTCAACCAATAGTCCAAACGGTACTAGTACATTTTATATTACATATGCTATAAATAACGATGCTCATAAAAAGTTGCTTAAAAGAAATAAAGTTATTGCTAACTTTATTGATATTTTGAATGAGGAACAAAATATTTCAATAAAAGCAAATAAACTTTTAGACTTAGCAAAGTTCACTATTGATTTTGATAATTTTGTAAGATATCATATAAATTATAACTCAACTAATACGAATGCATTTAGGACTATTATTGAAGTATGGTTAACAAATGAATTGGCTTCATCAATTGAAGAAATTGTTGTTTCCAAAAATACATACGGATCAATTGTTAAAAACGCTATCATTAATTATGTATCCAATATTTTAAATTTAGACAATAAAGCCCTAAGTGCCGCTACTGATACAGCGACACCTAATAACGAAGATTTACTTATACCTTCCATTTCTAGTTCAGTTCTAGCAAGCGCAGTGTTAGCTAGTAAAGTAATGAAAAAGGATCCGAATGTAGATAATCCAACTAAAGCAGATTCAGCAATAAAATTAAGTGATTTCTTAGGGACTCCTTCAAAACAAGATATGTTATTGATCGGATTAATTGCTTCAATTATGGATGGAAGTAAGGATATAACTAAATTAAATGAAAATGGAAGAAAAAGTTTAGTGGAAGCAGGTGTATCACTTTCTGATATAGCATTATTAGTTATAGCAAAAAATATGAGATCCGATGCTTGGACTCTAAGTAAGGAAACAAAATATTCGTTTTTAGCAGGACTAGACTCAAATGGCAGCTTTGTAGCCGATGCTAATTAAATTTCAGTATATAACTGGATTAATTAAAGATTAAAAAAAAATTAATTTTATAAAAATATAAAATTAACTGATGATCTATGTTTTAAGTTTACGAGTTTTAAGTTTGCGAGTTTTAAGTTTGCGAGTTTTAAGTTTACGAGTGTTTTTATAATTCCGTTTATTAAAAGATTTTCTAACAAAAGATTCAATGCCTGATTTATGCTGTATAATTTTTACAACAATATTTTGATAAAATGAGCGAAATTCATTATGTTGTTTTTGTATGTCATCAAATGAAAACCATTTGATTTGAGTTTTTTCAAATATTTTAGTATCTCTAATAATTTTAGGATCCAGTTTTTGTTGTAAAAATTGTTGATTATTATTATAATAAAAAGGTAATTTATCATCATATTCCATAGGAAATATATGACATCTATAAGTAGTATGTCCATGCGATTTATAATCAATATTATAAGTACCATATTTATTTAATAAACGTTTTATATTGATATCATTTCCTAAAAAGCCAGTCAATTCCTCTGAACCTTCTCTAATAGCAGTTTGAAACAAAGTTTCTCCTTTATCAGTGCCTCCACCGAAATCACTCCAACCAGGATTTTCATCAATATCCCTTTCTTTTCCAAATAAAAAATAAATTTTATTATTATGTATAGTAACAGGTAAAATACTTCCACCCATATAAAATAATTATATATTATAAATTTTATAAAAAATAAAAAAAAATACCCAATAATATATAATAAATGACTGAAATGTATTATTCGGTATATTTTATATTAATAATAACAATAATTGTGTGTATATTAATTTGGAATAGTAATTTACATAAAAGTTTGAAATATCAACAATTTTTACAGTTATTAGCTGGTATTACAGTGTTATTTACAAGTTTTGCGATAATTATTCAATTATATACATTTACAGCTACACAAGATGATAAAGAAACACAAATTTATGAATCTATGTTTAATGATTTAATAGGAGATACTTTAAATTATTTTGAAAATAATCCTAAAATGAATTATTATTACAATTCAATGTTTAAACCTTTACATTATAATCCAGATAATGTAAAAAAAAGATATTATTCAGAAGAGCAACAAATAACACATTCTATGTTACAAAAGTTAGGTTCAATATTATATTATTTAAATACAGAGCAAACTTTAGATAAAAAAACTAAATTAAATATAGAAACAAAAATAGATTTATTTTATAAAAATGTGATAAGTTCTCCAATATTTATGGAAAATTACATGAATATAAAAAATCGTTTATTTTCAGAAAGCGTAAAAAACTATTTACAAGAAAAATTTAATATATAAAATCATAATATAAGTAATGCCAAATAGAACAAAAAAACAAAGAACGAAAAAAAAGCATAATAAAAGTATAAAAATTAAAAAACTAGCTAATAAAACACCTCATTTTATAAATGAAATAAGTCAAAATATAAACGAGTTTATAAATAATAATATAAATTTGAATATAGATTTAGTAAATTCTTTAGAAAATAAAGTTGTAAAATCATATTCACCGACAATAAATAATGATTTAGTTACACTTCAATCGGTAGAAAGAGAAAAAGTTCATAATTGTAATAATGAAAAAGCATTTGAATTAAAAGAGCCTCTACAAATAGGATTGCCCGGCGTATTATATGGAAAGTCTTGTGTTCCATATTATGATAATAAAGCAGTAAAATATCTATTAAAAAACTTAGCAGCGAATAAGCATGTAAATCCAGATAAAATAGTAACTCCTATACAAAGTCAATCTAATTGTTGGTTTAATACTATGTTTGTAACATTATTTATAAGCGATAAAGGTCGTAAATTTTTCCATTTCTTCCGACAATTAATGATAGAAGGTATACAAAATGGTGGAACAAAAATACCAAGTAAGTTAAGAGATGGTTTTGCTTTATTAAATTATGCGATAGAATCATGTTTAACTGGTAACAAATATGCGTATATATTAGATACAAATGTAATAATAAGAAAAATATATGAAGCAATTCCAATTAAGTATAAAGAGAAGCTGCCGTATATAAAGGATGTTTCGGAAGCAGGAAATCCAATTCGTTATTATTGGAGTCTAATTTATTATTTACATAATAAATCATTAGAGATGTTATTTATAAAAAATACAAATGAAAAATGGAAAGAGATGATATTAAAAGAATTAGAAAAAAAGCAACATTTACCACATGTAATAATTTTAGAGATATATGATGGGACTAACAAAAATGCGGGTATTTCTGGTCAAACTACTAACAAACCTAGAAGTTTTTTTATAAAAGGTGCGAAATATGTATTGGATAGTTGTATAATAAGAGATATTTCACAGCAACATTTTTGTGCGACACTAACATGTGAAAAAAATGAAATGGCATACGATGGTTTAAGTTATCATAGATTGGTTCCGTTATCGTGGAAAAAATATATAAATTCTGATTTTGAATGGGAATTTGATGGTTCAAAGGATTTAGATGGAAAAGCATTAAAATGGAGTTTTTTACATGGGTATCAAATGTTAAATTATTATCGTGTAAAATGAAGAAAAAAATTTATGAAATTTATAATAAATTGAAAGTTTGATATAAAAATAGAATAGTATTTTGAGAAGCTAAATGGCCCCCACCGTCATCGTATTCATTTTTATTATCATTATCAGAAATTCCAGTTAAAGTTAAACATGGTATGTTTAAATGATTACTAACAATATATGTAATAAATTCATCTTGTCCTTCACCAATAGAATTATTATGTATATTAATAAATCCTTTTGTATCAGTGATAGGTTGTAAAACAAATTTAGATGTTTTATAAAGAATATTTTTTGCTTCTATAAAGTTATAATCCAAAGAATATTCTTTATAATTAAAAATTGTAGCTGAATTAAATTGTACAACGTCACCAATATTGAATATAATACTTCCAGCAGTGCTAATTCCAATTATACTTGACGTTCCTAAAGTGTCAATTAGATGATAAATACTATTTAATAAAATAGAAATATTAGAAAATTGTTGTGGATGTTTATTCATAAGGCAAAAATAATTTCTACCGACTTGTAATGTAGTAGAAACATCTTGTTGATAATCAATAATTTTATATGAAATATTATTATTATTTAAATAATTAATTATGAATTTTTTACAATTAATATCCCAAAATAATATTAGTGAATTGGAAATAGGAATTTTATTATCTTTGATATGGTAAATAATATAAAACAATATAAATGAGGATATAAAAAATAGAAAAAATAAAAAAGAAAAATTATAGTAAATCATAATATTAAATTATATATTATTATAAAATATAATTTAATTATAATAAAGAGAAATGAGTTTGCCAGTTAATATAAATACAGGATTTAGAGAAACATTGTATCAAAACCCAAATTCTTCAAATAAAATAACACCATTAACTGAAGATGATAAAAAAAATGTGTGTAAAGATATATTAATTACAGGTAAAAAAATAAATAATAAATATAGTATACCAAGTCAATTTCCGGTTATAACATCTAATACGCAATCAAATAAAAAGATAGGCGGAAGAAAAAAAAGAAGAAAAACATTAAGAAAAAGAAGAAGCAAATATAGCCGTTATTAGATCCGATATTATAGTCGTTATTATATCCGTTATTATATCCGTTATTATATCCGTTATTATATCCGTTATTATATCCGTTATTATATCCGTTATTATATCCGTTATTATATCCGTTAATATATCCGTTAATATATCCGTTAATATATCCGTTAATATATCCGTTATTATATCCATTATATAGTCGTTAAAAACCTGTTATGATGGATTCTTATTTATCTTCTAATTTTTGAACGCGTTTTTTTAATTCTTGAATTTCTTTAATAAGAATGCCAATTAATCCACTATAATTAACGGTTTGTGATATTTGACCATCTTTTTCGCCTTCCACTAGGAAAGGAATTTGTTCTTGTAATTCATGAGCAATTAAGCCAATACTTTCTTTTCCATTGTCTTTAAATTGAAAGTAATAAGGTTGAAGTGGATCAATTGTAAAATCTTGTAAATTTAAAGGTTTAACATTTTCTTTTAATCTATAATCTGAAGATGATGTAAATTGATATGCGCTAACTATTATATTATTTCCATGATTTAAACTAAGATCTGGTGATAAAGTTCCCGGAGTTCCTTGAGTTAGAATCCAATTACTTGGTCCAGTTGCTCCAGTAGGTCCAGGGGGTCCAGTTGCTCCTGTAATACCACCAGGAGGACCAGGAGGTCCAGTAGGGCCTGTGGGACCAGTTGGGCCATTAATATTAGTTATATCAAACAACATATAATTTGAAGTAAAAGTATCATTAACAACTTGAACACTATAGGTACCAGGCGAAGCATTTTGAGGAACATAAAAACTAATTTGATTGGTACTAAAAAATGATACAGATAATGAATAATTTCCAAAGCGAACTATAGAATAGGTTCTAAAATTGGTGCCAAAAACGGTAATAATGGCTTGATATCCATAAATACTTAAATGTGATGATAATGAAGTAATAGTTGGTGCTAAAGAAGGTAAACTATCAGACCATCCAGCACAACGTTTTCCACCATTACTGTAAAGAAGTCCTGACATTTATAATATAAATATAAAAATATTATTAAACCTTTTATTGTATCAAAGATTTATAAATTAGAAATAATTTCATCATAAGTTTTGTTTTTATAATTTAATTCAATTACAGATTGTATTTTTGTATTCAAAAAAGGTTTGATTATATTATAAATTATTGATATATATCGGGTTGGATTAATAATAATAATTTTTCTACAATTATTACTAAATTTTCCTGATATTAATTTAGCTAATTGTATTCCAACATTAACTTGAAAACTATGCTTAAAATTAAAATCTGTACCATCAAAAATCCATATCCAAGACATATTTTCAGGTAGTTCGCTTAAAACTCCATCATAATGATTTATTATACTTTTGCTATCATAATATAGTTTTGCTTTGGAAGGACATGTATAATAATATTTTATTTTGTCTGATTCAAAAATTTCATTTAAAGAATGAGATGTTGGATCAATAGCGCATAAGGGACATATATATTTCATATTTTAAAACTATATATAAAAAATGAAATTTAATCTAATTATAAAATTCTCAAAGGGGTAAATGCGTTTACGTGTGTTATGCTTTTTTTACCATTAGAAGACTCGCCAAAAGTTCCAGTATAGGAATTCCAAAAGAAGAAAGCACTAATAATTAAAAAATAAAAGCCAGTGATAAATTCTAATGTTCTATTTGATACTGATTTAGTTAAATAAGCACCTACAAATGCTAATAAAAAATAACAAAGGAATAGTATTACTGAAGTAAGAATTCTAACTTGACCACGATTATAATATTGAATAACAGCTAGAATAGAAATTGGCGGAACAATAGCAAGTAAAACTGTTCCAGCAGCAGTTTTAAAATTTGGAACTATACCTAAAATTAATAATCCAGGAAGCATAACTTCAGCTCCAGACTGTCCAAGAGCGCCTCCAAATAATCCAGCAACTGATCCTAAAATAATAGTTAATAATATGTCAAATGTCATATAGTAAAATGATATTATATTTTTTACATAGGAGCGTCGTCGTCTTTTTTTAATGTAATGTTCCCTACAATAAAACTGTTAGCTAAAATGTAAGTTATATATCCAACTATATTTCCAATAATAAATCCAATAATTAATTGTAGAATAGTATGATTATTAAATAAATATCGTTGAAACAATGAAGCAGTAGTAATAAAAACATATAAAAATATATAAAATGGATTATTCAATGTTAAAAATATAAAAATTAAACAAAATCCACAATTTTGAGCATGTCCAGAAGGCATGCCATATTTATCAAACCCGATGCGTGATCCATTGTTAATAGCAATTTCTAATATTTTTATATCATTAGAAGGTCTAGGTTGTTTAAAAAGTAATTTTAATAAAATATTTAAAATGTTATTTAAAATAAATCCGGAAACAAAAAACTGTAAATAAGTTGTTTGATTTCTTAGAAGAATTAATGTTAAAAAAAATAAAAATATTGGTGCGTATAAACCAATATAATTGAAATTAATATAATTATTCATTATTATATAGTGACATTAATTTTTATCAATTATGACCTCTTTGGAAATATAGCTGATAATTTTATGTAAATTTTTATCGGATTCCTCTTTGGATGATCCAGATTTAGAGTTTTTAACAATTTTTCACAAGTTATGAAGTAAAGATTATTTTTTTTAGAATCAGAGTCAGTACAATCAGGATATTCTTTTCGCCATTCTTTACTTCGTTATAAATATTTTTAATATTTTCATTAGCAATAACTTTAATGGCTTTTGTTAAAATTGGTTTTTCATCATGTTCTTTTGCCCATGCGTTGTTGTATTTAATGTAAATAACTTCTCTTTTTTGATCGCAGCAATGTAAATCATTTTCCGCAAAAAATACAATCACAAAAAAAACGAAAAAAATGAAAATGAGAGCATTTTGGTAAGAAAGCATGTACTTAGATCCCTTTTTCCAAGACTTCTTTCAGTTTTTCATTTTCAAAAACCAAATCACTTTTATAAATCGAAATATGCCAACTATATATTATTGTTAAAGTACTTAAAGACTCTTTAAGTCCATTTGAATATAATATTTCTTAAAGTACTTAAAGAACCAACCCCTCTAATACTGATATAAATTCTCTGATATTATTGTCATTGACCAATCACCACCATGTAAATCCACTACATTTCCTTTGTCATCTAATAACTTCACTCGCAAACGATCTATATCAACTGGACCAAAATAAACACGTTTATTATCCTGTAAAGAACCACTAAATTCAACATATATATCTCCTGTTTTCATTCCACCATATTTTATTGGTATTAAAGCAAATGTATCTGAATTTGTTGGAGCTTTTGATCTAAATGAGATTGTTTTATTTCTATTTTTTATTATTTCATTCACTGTATATATTTGTGCTTGTGTTAATGTTCTCGGTGCTGATGGCAAAATTTGCTCCACTTTAGCACCGGCTAAATCTATTTTATCATTCAAACTATTAAATAAATTGTCTTTATTTATCCCTAGCGCAATTGCTTCCGCTGAATCTAACGCTGATAAATTTCCTAATGAATTTAAATCTAATTGAGCTGGTAAATTTGTCGGATTGATATTACATAAATAAGGTTGTGAAGCATTGAAATATGTCGGTATCGGCAATGTCTTTGATAATTGTGTTATAGTTATTAAACCATTATTTATATGATTCTGGTTGTAATCATCCAATACCAATATAAAATACTTTGGACCATATAAATTTAAAACTGCTGTTGCTTTATTACCTTTACTATAAGTATAGGGAACCGATGTTCCTGTAATAGTTGCTGTAAAAACTGGTTCTATTGGCAAACGATAACCCATTAACCATCCTAATGTTCCATTAAATGTATGACCTTGACCTGTTGATGCTGAACAAGGATAAGATCCTGATTCATAACAACTTTTTGTTCCTGTTAAATCAAAAAATGTAAAAAAAGCAAACAAATCCTTATCAAATGTTTCTAAACCCCTAGTTAAAGTTTTTATTTTATTTGTAGAGGGATCCTCCCAATCATCTCCTAAATATAGCGTTATTTTTCCATTATTTGAATTAAATTTTGCTATATCAGGTTCAGACATTAAACCACCTACATGAGTAAATCCTTGTGACCATCCCCAATCCTCTGGATTTGATGAGCCATTCTTTGGATATTCCACATACGGATATTTGAAATTATCTGGATTTTTAAACGCACTATTTAAAGCATCACAAAATTCGGTTGGTGAATAATTCCCTGGTTCAATAAATATTTTAAACGTGTTTGTACCTGTACCATCATCTGTGGGATTTGTTATCCAAAAACATGTATTGCCATAAATATAATCAATTGTATACCAAGTATACGGAATTTGTATAGAATATAATGTTAAATTTAATACATCAGTTAAAGGATCTGATAAATCTAATGTAAAGTCTGTTGATATTGCTTCAGAACCACCGGATGCTTGGCGAAATTGACTATCAATATTTATAAAACGACTTGTTGTATTTTTTAAATTAGGATTTAAAATATCCTGAGCAACATTTATTGGAAGAGTATTATTTACTCCTAATTGTTGTCTATTCATGGGTACATGTTGATTATCATAAACATCTATTTTTTGGAAACGATCTGTTAATTTATCTTTTTGTACCTGATTATTTTGAGGCAAAGATTCATATTTATACCATTCATTGGTTTGTTTAGCATTTGGAGTATATTCTGCGTCCACGCCTGATGTTTCTAATTGATTCATATAGCGTAATAATTTTGTTTGAATAGATTGAAAAAAATTTACTAATTGAGGTTGATTCTGTCCTGAAGGAGAATAACGCTGGATATATTTATTGGTGGCATCAATTATTTCGTCCGAATTAGGATCATCTAAATCTAATATTGTTAATAATTCAGTAATTGTATAATTATCTACGTTATAATCCATTGTAGTCATATATAAAGTAATGCTATTTTTCTATATATTTTATAAAAATTCTATATTTTTCTTCTTTTTTTTGGAATTATTTCTAATATTTCTTCAACTACTTGTTCTTGTTCCTCATTTACTTCATTATAAAATTCACTGATATTATTAAAATGCTCTAAGAAAACATATTTTATTTTATTTTTTAAAGTTCGTAATTCATAATTCCAATGAGTAAATAATTTATCCGTCATAATTGTTATTCCTGTTCTAAATTTTAAATTTGATTTACCTTTAAATAAAATATTATCTAGAATTTGTCCAATTTCTATATCTGAATTATCCAATTGATTCCTATTAATCCAATGTTTTCCACGATAAATAAAACGATTATAATCACTATTTTCATATATCTTATGCCGTTTCTCTGAAACTAATGTATTTCTTATTAGACCAATTCCTTCTATTTTATTAATTTCATTATTCATTTCTGCTACAAATATTAAACAATCTGGAGAATACAATTCGCGTATTTTGAAAGCTGATCCATAAATTACAGCTTCTTTATTTTTTTCTCTATATTCAATATTTTCTTTATATGTTGAATTATTAAATCGCGTACATGCTATATGAAACATTTGTTAGTTTAACAATTAAATAAAAATAAACTAACAAATCAATTTTTTATATTATACGTTTCTTTCATTTATTATAATTTATATATTATTATTAATGGAAAATGAATGCTATTTTGTTTCTTGTCGTGGAATATTAAAATCTTGTACATTTCATTATATTAATCAAATAACTAACATAAATAAAGACGTTAATTATTTGTATGATATGTTAACTTCTAATCAAATGTTTGATGGAATGTCTATTTATATATTTAGCGATTTACTCAAATATTTTGTAAATATTATTTTACCAAACATTAAATATAAATTTGTTCTTGTTACAGGAGAATCTGATCTTTGTGTTCCAAAAGAAATTTTAACAGAACAAGAAACTTATATACTTCTTAAAAACCCATATTTATTAAAATGGTTTGCTCAAAATTCACGTATCCAAGAAAATGATAAAATAATTCAAATGCCTATTGGTTTAGATTATCATACTTTTTTAAATAATCCTAAACATATATTTAAATTGCCTGAAGAATCACCTATACCAAAAAAGCAAGAATTTGTATTATTAAATATTATAAATAATTCTATACCATATTACAAAAGAATACCAAAAATATTTGTTAATTTTTCTTTAAATGATGATCGTTTTCAACAAAAGAGACACGCATTGAATATTATTCCAAAAGATCTTTTAATAGAAAATAAAGATACTTTACCTAGAACAATTTACCTGGAAAAAGCAATGTATTACACATTTGTTCTAACACCTTCATCTAATGGGTTGGATTCTCATAAAATATGGGAAGCATTATGTATTGGATGTATACCTATTTTATGTGTTCCAGAATTTAAAAAAATGTTTGAAGATTTACCTGTTTTAATTGTAAATGATTGGTCTCAAATTACACAAGATTTGCTTGATAAAACTATTATAGAATTTAGAGGTAGAATTTTTAATTATCAAAAATTAACATTGAAGTATTGGACAAGTATGATAAATGAACAATTCAATGAACGAAAAAGTCTACAAATTAATTACGAATGAGATCACCTAAAGTTAAACCTTTTAAAGAATTTATATCATTAAAATCAATATTCATTTTTGATATTTTATTTACAGTTGGAATTGGTTCATGATTTATTTCAGTAATTTTAAATGATATTCCATTTGTTACTTGTTTAGGTTCTTTAACATATTTAACTTCTTCATATTGATTTACAACTTCTTTTTCTTTTTTATTAGAATTTTCCAATTGTAGTTGGTGTTTTAATTCTATATTTTCATCCAATATTTTTTTATATTCTATATTTTTTTCATCTAATTGTTGCTGTAAGAATGTTATGTAATTTTTTTGCTTAACAATTCTATCATTTAATTGAAAGATTGCGTCTCTAGCATTTACTTTTTGTGACATTTATATAATATTATTATAAATAATTTTAATATTTTTTTATTATAATTATTTTATTTAATGGGTTTTAATTTAATCCTAAAGGATCCGGTTGTGATGCTCTTATGATACCAATAGCATGTTCAGGATCTCTACCAGCCCTAATTGCGGAATATAGTTCATATTTTCCCGTAGTACCAGATTTCTTTCTTTCAGTAAAGAATTCTGGGCATGGAGACTCTAGAGCATCCCATCCTACTTTTCTAAGAAAAATATTATCATGAATTTGTTTTCTGAAGGTAGCACCGTGAGAATCAACTGGCTTAAATGTATCAAGAACTACTTCTCCATCTTGAAGTGCAAAAACAAATCTGGTACTTCTTTTATCGGCATGATCTTTAGCAGCTTTAACAGCTGCTAGTGCTTTTTCACTACCTACATCGTTATTGATTAATTCAGCCATAATATCAAGTGGAAATTCTACAATCTCTCTTGAAATTTGTTCATATCTCTTTTCCAAAAAAGGCATAACATTTTTGCGTTCAAAACTCTTACAAGCAGAAGCGGAAACGGAAGAGGTCTCGTGGGTGAGAGTATCCATTATAATATTCCTAAATATAAATTTTTTTACAAAAAAAATAAAGGTGATTGAAAAATATATATTTATTATATAATCATGACAAACGATATCTATTTATTAGTTAAATAAGTTAAATAAATTCCTTAATATATAAAAATGGACAAAAATCAAATAATTG